TTGCGCTTTCATATCCGTTGCCATCTCAGTGCCCGAGACCCCAAACTTGAGCTGGCCCTCGTTAGACATCCGACCGACCTCGGCCATCTGTCTGACGAACGCCGGGTGACTGCCGAGCAGCGATCCGTCGCGGAGCTCGAGCTTCACGAGATCCGGTGACTTCGAGAGATAGTCGTTGGCGAAGGCCACGTTCTCGTCGTAGCTCGACCCCCACTCTTTTCGGAGATCGGCTTCAGCCTTCTGCATGTATTCAGTATCGAGACGCGACTGCTCGGCTTTGCCGGTCGCCTCCATCTCGAAGTACTTCGCCAGCATCGCGTTGACGACGCCCTGACTGGCGCCGGCCGCGTGCATGTCGGCCACGATCGACTTGATCGGCGCCTGGTATTCCTCGCTTGCAAACACTTCGGCGTCGATGCCTTCAGGCGGAGCGATCTCGTAATCGTCGACCGAGTCCGGCACACCCATCTGCTTGTTGAACTTGGCACGGTCCTCGTCCGACGCGTCCTCGCCTGGCATCTTCACGCGCTGAGAGAGCTCACGGTTTGCCTCATAGAGGGCATTCGCCATGGCGGCCGGTGTGGTGTAGCGGCCGGCCAGGTTCTTAACCTTGTCGTCCTCGATCCCCTCGAGCCAGGTTGCGGGCTCTGCGGCTGGGGTATCAGTGGCCTCCGGGGTAGCCGTCTCCTCGACAGCGCCTTCGGTCATCTCTTCGGACATTTATAACTCCTCTGGGTTGTTTAGGTCTGCATACAGCGCTGCCTTGATGCGGGCAGCGATCTCTCTTTTCCCAGCCCATCGCTGGAGCTCATTGTTATCGATTGGCGGTACACGGCCGTCGTCGTCGGCGACGTCGTACTCACCGCACCATGACATCAGCATGAACAGGACACGTTTCCCGAGATACGGGTCCTCGAGGAACAGTTTCCGAAAGTCGCGGGCGACATCCGCCGGTCCGTGGCGATGCAGATCGAGCGAGTGGACGAGCTGCTTGTGAAAGTCCTCGAGATCAGGCTCGAGGGTCGACTTAGGCCGCACCCATCATTCCCTGTAGTTGTTGCAAGGCTTCTGGCGGTAGCTCCTGACCACCACCGGCGTCCATGGCCCCGGCTTGCTGTATCATTGGCGCAACGCGTTCCATGGTCTGCATCTGTTGCTCGGCAGCCGTCTGCTGGGCTCGCTGCTCGGCTTCCTGCATGACGACCATGTCGTCCTTGATGAGCTCGTGCGGGAAGTCGTTCGCTTTGGCGAGGTATTTGGCATAGGCATCGAAGTCGTAGCGGTCCATCACCTCGGGCCGGATCTGTCCGATCTGCAGCACCTTGTCCATCGTCTGCGTGACGTAGGCTTCCTCGATCTGTTGCTTGGCACGTTCCACGGGTGACGCAAAACGGAACTGAACGTCCGCACCCTGTAAGACTTCCGGTATCATCTCTGGCGGACCGAACGCGCCTTTGCGAAGCAGGCTGTTGAAAGCCCGCTCGACCATAGGGCCGTTGTACGATCCTTCGAGGGCCCCGAACACACTTCCAATCTCGTTTACGAACTGCTCGCGCCGGGATTGGACTTCGGTCGCCGTCATGGCCGGACCGTCGATCGGCAGGTTCAGGATGTTCTTGAAGAAGATCGACATGATCGCCTCACGCTCGGCTGTTTGAGCGTTCAACCCCCACGGGATCTGTGCAGCGCTGTCCATCTGTTGGAACGGCTTCGAGAGGCCGAGATTACGGATTGCCTTGGCGTCATAATAAGAAACTCCGCCGGGGCGGAGTTGAGGAGCGTTCACCATACTGTCGGACGGCAGTAGCCATGGAGGGTCGACGGCGCGGTGCAGTGCCCGCAGCATCGTCTTACCCATTTGGTTCAATGTCAGCACGCTCGGCAGTGCCATCGTGCCAGGTCCTCGCCCGAACCCCGTGCCACCCTCGTCCGATCGTGTGTCCCACCGCGGTATGAAGAACGGCATCTCCTCGAAGCCGCTTTCTTCCACGATGTGCTCACTGTCGACATCGATCACGACCGATGCATAGGGCATGTTGATGTTTGTCTTGCTGGCCGGATCGAACTCGAAGCGTTGGCCAACCCACCAAACGAACTCCGACTTCTCGTCACGGGCTTTCGACTTCGGCTGCCGCAGCCGCTCGAGCGTCTTGGCTCCGAGGTTTTCTTCGCCGAACAGCATGGCTGCCTGGCGAGGCGACATTTTCTCTCCTATGTAGACACCCACGACGTTGTTCACGGCATCGACATCGAGGTGGACCTTGTTCAAATGAAACGCCTTAAACTGCAGGCCCGACATGTCCGGCCGGAGACCGATGAACCCGCAACCGGTCCCAAACGTCACGAGGTCATCGTCGACCTCGCCGGTCGTGCTAATGAAGTTCGATGCCGGATTATAGAGATGTTTCCACAAGATCTCTTCGGCCCGGTCGAGCCACGCCTTGACCTCATTGTCCTCGAGCAGCTTATCGTCTTCCGGGACGATATTGTACCAGTAGCCCGACGACGTCGTCTTCGGTCTCAGCATACCGCTGATCGCATTGACCAGGCCGCGCTTGGCGATGACCGGTGTCGTGTCATAGATCCGCGTTTGCCTTCGCGTGTAGCTATCCGAGTTCGTGAAGCCGCAGCGCTCGGGGCTCATCACTTCCGCGATCTCTTCGAGCAGTTGATTCAGCCGGGCACGCGCCGACTTCCTCGACTTGTATGCGTCGAGGATCTGCTTAACGCGCTCTGTCATTAGCTGTCTCCGAGAAGCGTCTTACGCACGACGCGGGACGCGGCGCCGTCGCCTACGGTCCCGCTTCGTTGGTTCTGTGCCGTGCGAGATGCCCGTTTGGTGGAGGCTTCGCCGCCCTGACTTCGGCGCTGCATCGCTGACTTGATCGTGTTGGCGTCACTCTCCTGGATGCCTGTGCCGGTCAGCACCCCGCCCGCGGCGCGTCCGGCCGCCTGGTTCAAATCTTCCGACAGCGCCCGACCAGACGCGTCTTTGAAGTCCATTGCGCCGGCCTTCATAAGTTCGCCGAAACCCGCCTGATACTTTCCCACGTGGTCAGTCGCCTAAGAGCGTCGCACGTTGTGTTGGGGCCGTGCCTTGGGCACCTGTCCCGGAGGTGTTGATCGTGGCACCAAGTCCGCGGCGGCCTCTGGCCAGACGCCCTGCCTCCTGCTTCTTGGCCTTCACTTCCGCGTCCGTTTCCTTCTCAGGAACAGGCGGCGGTGGCGGTGGAAGACTTGGGGCTTTAGGGGCCATTTTACCCATTGGCAGATCCTCCTAGATCGGCGGCTAAGACGGGGCCGACATCGTCGAACCCGTGTGATTTCATGAGGCGGACGAACAGCATCTGCTCGGCCTTTCGGAGGCCGGCCGTCGCTGTCGTGAAAACGTGAGAACAGCTTCGGATGTTCGCCCAGGCGAGGATGTCCTCGACCAGGACGTTGGAGACGTCGCCGCGGCGGTGTTCGCGGACGACCCAAAACTTGCAGACGTAACAGAGCGGCTGCAGATGAAACTCGTATGATGCCGCGACAAAGGCGCCGGCGACCGGTACATGATCCCGTTCGACCAGCAGGATGTCCGACGTGTCGTTGTCGACCAACCAGGTCAGGTAGTTCCGGCCAATGTCACGCGACCACGTCAGGCTCCAGTCACTCTCGGCATTCATCTGTTCGGCTGCATCGAGGATCATCTCGATGTCGCCGGGCAAGCCGAGGCGTGACTTGATCACCCGTATCGCAGCTCGTCGTAATCCATTACCGGTGCCGGCGTACTGCCAACCCGTGACCGGCCACGTGTTCGGGCCCGTGGTCCGACATCGAGGTCGCCGGCATTCCATGCATAGACAACGGCGTCACCGCGATCGGGTGACCGTCCTAGCCGCTTGATGATGTCCTGCTTGCCTTCGACGTAGATCTTCGGTGGCTGTCCCGGCCGCACGCTGTACGTCGGTGCCGTCAGGTCAGCCTGTAGCTTTGGGTCGGGCGGCAGTCCGATGTTGAAACCATAGTCCGGATCCAGCGCTTCTCTTAGCCGCCACCACATTTCCGATCGATGGTTGTAGAAACTAAAGTTGCCGTCTCGTGTGTGCCCTGATGCCTTCTCGGCGCCGTTCATTGCTTCGAATGGCAATCCGGCATTCTTGAGTGCTGTCTCGGCGTCGGCGCCGATCCCGATACTGTCAACGGCCACGATCGCGTTCTCTCGTAACATTCCGGCAGCGAGCGCTGCGACGCTGGGGCCGTCCGGTGTTTCCTTACCTGGTACGACAACGAGCTCGTCGAACCAGGCGCCATATCGCTGCGAGAAGACCGTGTCATCTCGTCCACCTCGAGCAACATCAAGGCCAATGCAAGCGAGAGGCTTGTCGCCTTTACCGCTACGCCAACGATCATTGGCCTCGAGCACCCATGGTGTTGGTATGACCTGCCATTCGTCGTCTTCCCTTGCCGCCATGAAGTTGCCGTCTCGGATCGCGGACCGCAGCGGCTCCGGCATGGCGTCGAGCGTTGCCTGGTAGTTCGTATCAACCAGGAACGGATTATCTGCCAACGCAGCCGGTATGAAGGTCCGGCTCCTTGGCACATAATCCTTATGGTCGAACGTCCTGACGTCGTCAGGGCCGTCCACTTCCATGTCACGGCCGTCGGGGTCGATGATGAACC